TGGCAGCGTCGGGTCCGGCGCGTTGAGCCGCGCGGCGGCGTCCCAATCGGGCAGCGATGCGAGGTCGGAGCGCTTTAGGCGGTCGGCCAAGGTCTCCATGCTCAGATGCTCCGCAGCTGCGCCAGCGTCGCCTCGGTCTCCGCGATCTCGGCGTCGAGAGTGGCGATGCGGTCGTCTTGCCCGAGCGCGACGGCCGTGGATCGCGCGCCGTTGAGCGTTGAAAGGCGGTTCTGGGCGAGCCGAATCAGATCGGAGATGGTCATTTGATCAGCCCTCAGACCAATGGGATCAATTCTTGCGCGATCGTGGACAAGTGCGATTGAAGAAAAACAATGTCATATTCATCATTTCCGTCTAGCGCGACGTAGCACGCCATCCGGTTGCCAATTGCCGCCGTTCCAGTCTGCACGAAATCTGTCGGCACAAACGGAGACAGCACACGGTTTTGAACGTCAAATCGATAGATTTGGCTGACGCCAGAAGCGACATACAGGTTTATGTAGAACATGCGGCCTTCGTTGCCGAACGGACTGTAGCAGCCGCAAGAGCCTGTAGAAGGAAGCGCGCCAGGTGAGCCGTCATAAGTAATCGCGGCTGTCCAAGTTCCGGTAATGCTACCGGCGATGTCAAGAAGATCGAGGCTTGAGACGGCTCCACGGAAAAAGTAACAGAAGCTGTGCCGCGAATTTCGCGCCACATCTGGCTGTATACCCCATGATGGAGCCCACATGCCCCCTGCCGACCCGCTAGCTGCGGAAGAGGCGCCGAAATAACTCGAAGACCATGAGTTTGTCGCGATGCTGTTTGTGCCGTTATTAACAGTCGCGTCCGTATAGTTGTACGTGTAAACCGTGGTCGAACCGTTTGCGCGCAGCAGAATCAGATTTGGAAGCTCAATGACGTATTTTGCCGTACTGCTGGGAGTAACTGTCCAGTTTGTACCGAGCGTGTAGACCGGCGACGCTCCAGCCGTATGCGAAGCGATGATGCGACGCTGGCCCACCGCAGCGGGCGTGCCGGTATCTTGAACGATGCGAATCTGGAAATTGCGATACTCGTTTGCGAGAACGACAGCGTCACCATCCGCCGCTTGTCCGGTCAGCGACGACGCGCCGGTCGCGGTGGCAGTCAACGCCTTTCGCGACACGACGTTCGTGTCGTAGGTGAAGCTGCCCTTTATCATGCCCTCGCCAGGCTCGTTGTTGTAGGGCGTATACTGCTCGTCCATGACCAGCAGCGCGCTGTCCGTGGCAACGGTAGCGACAAGGTTGGTGGTCGATAAATTCGCCAGCGTATTCGCTGCGACCTCGTAGCTACGCCACGACGCCGCTGCGAGAGCGCCGCTCGAAAGCATGATGACGCGGCCCGAAAGCAGTTCGTATCGCGCGCCGGTCGCGGGCGTGAACGTGAAGGCGTTATCGACGGTGATCGTCGGCGTCGTGCCGGACGTATTCCCGACGATGAAGCGTTCCTCGACTTTGCCCGCCGTGGTGTCGGTGATGCGGACCTTGAAGCCGTAGTCACCCGAGCCGCCACGGTTCGCCAACATGTTCACGCCAACAGCGGTGCCGAGCGCCGTCGAGAGCGTGAAGCTGGTCGTCGTCGCGCCCGCAGCGATGGTGCCGACAGCGGCGAAGCTGGGCACAAAGCACATCGCCGCGCCAGCCGCGACAGCAGCAGCGCCGGGGTTGATCGAGAGCTGCCAGGACTTCGTGACGATGTTGTAGCGGTTCAGCACGGTCGTGCTGATGAGGTTCTGGACAAACGGGTGTCGAGAGACGTCCGAGCGCATGTCGCAGCACATGAGCGTCCCGGCTGCGTGCGCGTTTGGCGAGGGCGCGGTCTGCACCCACTCCATCCGGTCGAGACCCTTCTTGAATGTGTTCGCCATTTCGGCCTCTCAGGTAATGCACGCGCGCACGTTCGCGCGCCAGGATGCGCGAGCCATCGCGCGGGCCATGATCTGCGGCTGTTCGTTGCCGAATGCGGCGATGTTTGTGACCGTCGAGCAAGTCGTGACCGTTGTGACAGTCGTGACTGTGCCGCTTTCCACCACCACCGTGCCGCGCTGGCGCTGGAGCGACTTTTCGTAGCCGCGCGGCGAGGCCAGCATCTGATAGATGCGGTTCAGCATCCACCAAAGGCCTGTATCCTGCGTCGGCAGCGGCGCAGCCTCGCTCGTATCCGTCGCGCTGCCGTCCGGGCCGTGCGCGACCTTGATGCGCTGGTAGAGTGCGCCCCCGACATCATCAGCCGCGACAGTCGCGCCGCTGCCTGGGGTTATGTTGACGTTGTCAGCCATCGATTAGCCTCTCCATCCGCCGCCCATCCAGCCCCCGCGCATCGGTCGCACAAAGGCCGGTCGCGGCGCGGGTCTTGGTGGCGTTGGCGGCGCAGGTTCCGCCGCCGATTGCTCGATGCGCGCCGCCTCCACAGCAGGAGGCGCGGCACGCTTGAATGTCGCGCTGGCCGAGGCCAGCCGCGACCAGTTCACTGCCAGCGCTTGCAGCGCCGCGTAGGCATACACGCGGCAGTCCAGCGCCTCGTTACGCGCGCCGGGTCGCTTCGTCCAGACGCGGACCGGGAAGCCCTTGGTGTAGCGCGTGCTGATCGTCTCGGCGGTCAGCTGCGCGAAGTAATCGGCCTCGCGGTCCGCCGGAAAATGGCAAAACCCCGCGCCTGGCCGCGTGATCTTGAGCCGCGCGTAGACCGCCTCCTTGGCCGCATCGACGCCGACCAGGAACAGATTGACCCGGCCCGAGTTGTTCTTGCTCGCCTTCTTGGGCCACACCGGACGCCCTGCGCCCGCCATTCCCTTGATCGCATAGACGCGCCGCCGGTAGCGGTCGCGGCAGTAGGCATACACGGCCTGGGTGTGATGCCCGCCGCTGTCCACCGCAGCAGCAGCAATCGACAACTCAGCGCCGTCCTCGCGCCGCAGCGGCGTCGTCAGCATGCGGTCCAAATCCGCCCAAAGCGCGGGCGCGGACGGGTCGCCGTGGATGACATGCCACCCGAGCGACCAGCTTTCTTCGTCACGACCCCAGCCGACGATCTCGACCTCGAGGCGGTTGTCCTGCACGTCCACGCCAGCCGTCAGCACCAGCACATCAGCCGGCGCGTCCGACCATTCCTCGCGGCGCTCCATAAGACCCGTGTCGTCGAGCCGTTCGCCCGCATCCTCCCAGGTCTCGCCGAGGCTAGTGTTTGTCCATGCCTTGAGCGTCTCGGGGCTTTTCTTTGCCTCGATGAACGCCCGCGCGATGTCGCCGATGCGCGACCAGGGCGAATACAATTCCGACAGATGGAAGCCCGCGACACCGTTCGTCGGCACCTCGGCGCGCCATTCTCCGCGCCGGATAGCGTGCCAGCGCTCAACGTCCGACCATTCGCAGCCACACGCAACGCAATGGATGGCCGCGCGCTCTGGTTCGTTTGGCGGCCAGCGCACAGACGACCACCGCAGCACCTGGTGCTCGCCGCAATGCGGGCACGGCACCCAATATCGGCGCTGATCAGACGCTTCAAACGCCATTTCGATGCGCGAACCGCCCTTGACGGTCGGCGTCGAGGTCAGAACCAGCTTTCGGTTCCAGAATGTTGCCGATCGCTTGCGCGCCAACGTCACCGGGTCGCCTTCGGTGCCCGCCGAAACCGGATATCTGTCGACCTCGTCGCACAAAACGACCCGAATGGGCCTTGATGCCAGCGACGCGGGGCTGTTTGCGCCGCAGATCGTCAGATGCCCGCCGTGAAATGCCTTGTGGAGCAACGTGTTGCCGCTGTCGCGGCTTCGCGCGTCCTTGATCTTGCCCCGTAGTGCCGGCGTGTCGCGCAACATCGGCGCAAGACGGTCTTTCGACCATGCCTCACCCAATTCCAAGGTGGGCATCAGCACCAGAACCGGCGCTGGGTCCTGCGCGACGTGGAAACCTATGACATTATTGACGATTTCAGTCTTGCCGACTTGTGCCGAGGACATTACGACGACGGTGTCGATGCGCGGATCGCTGATCGCATCCATGATCCCGCGCTGGTATTCGGCGCGAGACGTGATCCAGACGCCGGGTTCGGCGCTAGCCTCGGGGCTCAGACGCCGATATTGATCGGCCCACTCACTGACGGTCAGTCGCGGCGGCGCTTTCAGCGCCGCTCGGCGTATCGTTCGCAGTCGCAGCCTCAATGCCTGCCGCGATTTCTCCTGCGTCTCGGGCGAGTTCATCCAGTGCCTCTGTTACGCCGCGTTCGATGAGATCGCGGCATGCGATTTCGTCAGTCTCGATGGCGACCATCGGGGCCAGTTTTCCCGGCAATGCCAACAGCTTAGACCGAACCGCCGCGTATTCTTCGGCCACGACGCTCTCGACGGACGAAATGTCAACCAGCTCGCCGCGCATCTTGTCGCGTTGCATCTCGGCAATTTCGGCTTCTGCAGCGAGCTTGCGGCTGCGCGCTTCGTCTGCGTCAGCGGGCTTGTTTGATGCTATCGCGCGGGCTTCGGCTTGCGCCTCAAGGAACGCCGTAACCGCTGCCGAAT